TTACTCACCTGATTGGTCTAATGTAAGAAAATATCAACCAGAAGAAATTAAAAGATTTTCTCAAGAAGAAAAAGAACCATCTCAATTATTATATTTTAAGAATTACATGCCTTCAATGACTTATTATGCTGTACCTGATTGGTCAGCAGGTCAAAGAGCAATTGAGATTAATATAGAGGCTCTTAATTACCATATGAACAATCTTCGTAAGGGTATGAATCCAAGTTTATGGATTAACTATAACAATGGTATTCCTGGTGAAGAAGAACAACGTATTATCGTTCGTGCATTAGAATCACAATATAGTGGTACAGATAATGCAGGACAAGCAATTATATCATTCAATGAATCTAAAGAACAATCTCCTGAAATTACACAAATACCTCGTGACGACCACGACAGTTACTATCAAACACTTAACGATGATATTACTCGTAATATATTATCTTCACATAGAGTTTCAAGTGCGGAGTTATTCGGTATTGCAACAGCAGGTAAATTGGGTGGTTCTGATGAAATAGTACAACACAGTGAATATTTCCGTAAGATGGTAATTCAACCATATCAGGAACAAATGTTACCTGTGTTTAATAAATTATTATCATTGAAATTTGAAAAACCAACTACATTGGAAGTTAAACCATTATCGTTATTCTTAACGGGTGATGTTCAAGAACAACCAGTAGTAGATGATAAACCTATAACTCCAACACAAATATAACATGGGTGTATTATTAATTTCTGAAGTTAAATTAAAAAACTTCACCAACATCAATAAAAATGTAGACATGGACGTTCTTAAAGCGGAAGTTCAAGTTGCACAAGATATTGATTTACAAACAATATTAGGATCAAAATTCTATAATGAATTATTATCAAAGGTAGGTTCAACAGGTAATACATTTAATGCTGATGAATTGATTTTAGTTAATGAATATATTCAACCATATCTTATTCAGACAGCTTATTTCAATGCTATACCACATCTAATGTACAGAACATTAAACCGTGGAATCCAAGAAGGTAATAATGAGTTTGGTGCTCCTGTTGAAATTGAGACAATGAAATATTTACGTTCACTACAAAAACAACGTGCTGATTTTTATTCTCAAAGATTAATTGATTATCTATTAACAGGTCGTGGTCAAAACAAATTCCCATCATACAACAACGCATCTACTATTGATGGTATGGTTCCTGATAGAGTACAAAAATACAATAACGGAATATTCTTAAGACATTCAACTCGTAAGGGTTGGAACTTTAATGAAATAACAAACTTAAATAACGGTGGTGGATACATGCAACCTTATTCAGAACAAGGTGCTAATTGGTGGAACTGCCCCGATTGTTTCTAATATATGAAAGACATACTATTACAAATATTTCTTGCAGCAGGAACATCCATCATTGGATATATTGTTGGTTATAGAAAACAAAATGTTGATTTACAATCAAGTAGATTGGATAGTTTAGAAAAATCTATCAATGTTTATAATCTAATTATAGATGATATGGCGAAGAAGATTGAAACTCTAACCACAGAAGTTGCTGGACTTGAAAAAAGAATAGAGGAATTGATGACAGAGAATAAACAACTTAAAAATAAAAGTACAATATAATATGAATATTCATGACCTACAACGAATTAGAATGGAACTATCTAAACAGATTGAACCACCAATGGTACCCGCATTAGTAGTAGACGAGAAATTCATTATTCCTTTACCCGAAAGTGGTGAGGATGAACAAACTTACATCAGTAGGTGTGTATCATCAATTACAGACGAATACGGACAGGAACAGGCGTTGGGTATATGTTATTCTACTTGGGAGAAGAAGTAGTCTTAAATCGTCTTAAAATTAATTATATACAGGGTTCCATATGGAACCTTTTTTTATTAAAAAACCCCCGTAGTAGAAACCACAGGGGAGTTATGAACAAACATCAATACGAAACATATTAAAAGATGGGGGAAGGATAATCAATATACAAATGGCAATAAGTAATAAAACTATAAATCCACCCCCATCGTATTATAAATATAAGAAAAAGAATTTGAATTACCAAATTATTTATTTATTTTTTCAAGTAGATTTTCTATAACTTTTATTGTTGTAACTTCTTGAGTAACTTCATATCCATCAGGTATTTTATCAAGTTCTTGTTGTATAGCTGAATGTAAAGTTTTTAATGTGTAGTTGACTACAGCCAATTCGTCTTCTGTGAACTTTTCCATATTACTTATTTAATAAATATTTTTTAATTATATCCATATCTTCTTCCGATACTATCATTTCTACACTTTCATCAATTGGTTTGGTAATAACACCACGGATGGTTTCTTGTTTTTTAAATTCTTTTTCAATAATAGTTGAGATAATTTTAATTAACTTTTCTGGTGATAGAGATAATACAAGTTCATTTTTCATAGGTATAACTATTATATTACCTGTTAGAGGGTCTTCAATTGAAAAGGTAGTCATTGTTTTATCTTCTTCAAACATAACTTCTTGTAGTTTTTTCATTTTATTTATTTTTACGTTTAATAATCCAAGCATCCAAATCCTTTAATCGTTTCTTCAAATCATCAGTTTGATTATGAAGACAACATTGAACAAACACTTCCGTTACTGACCACAATTCCATTGGTGTTGGAACGATTCCGTGATGTGTTAGAAATTCCAAAGCAAGTTTGGATTGAGATTGTTGCATAATGCTAACTTCTCTTGAGTAAAATTCAGGACAATTTCCCATTATAATTTATATTTAGTTGTTAAAAATACTACTTGTTCTGTAAGTTGGTCAATCATATTACCAATATCAATTGAACCATCTTCATCTAATACCAAATCTACTTTAATTGAATCTGGTAAGTTTTTTCTTATTGTTATAATTACATCAACATTCTCATCAGCTAATGTGTACATTGTAACCATACGATTGGTTGATGCTCTTGTTGTACCAACTTCTCTTATACATTTATTCTTTGGGTGTTTAAGAGTGTCTATTGACCTTCTTAATGAACTTTCTTTAATCTCATATCCGTAATCATTAGATAGTAATAAAGCGTCTTCAGCGGTTAATGTACCATATGTTTTAAATAAAAAATAAAGAATATAATCTTGTGTCTTACACATCTTTATATCTTTAATGATTTGTTCTCTTGGAGCGTCTACCGTCTTCCAATAAGTTTGGATTCTAATTGCCATAGTATATTGTTTTATATTAATAAATATACGAAACTTTTGGAAAGTATAAAAATATTTATAGATATACTTTTCCACATTTATTTTTAAAATAGTTTATAAATAATTTGTCTTTTTGAATATTATTTGGTATTTATTATGTATAGAGGTTGAGAAGACCTATAAAAAATCCACTTGAATCTATTTTTAATAGAAGAATATCAAGCACTATTTCTATGCCCCTTTATGGGGGGGACTAGGGGGGGTGTTACTAGTATAACCTGTTGAGTTAATTGTTAAAGAAAAAAAGTAAAAGAAAAGAGTCCAGTATTACTGGAAGAAACTTGTTGAACTATTTGTATAATTAAATAATTTTATTTATATTTATATACATATATATTTATTATGACTAGAGAAAAGAAAGGCTGGACTTGGAGAGATAAAGAGCTATCGTTGAAGGAATTTTATAATCTACCTTCAACCGTAAGGAATGAATATATTTCCATGTTAGAAAAACTATCCTCAACAGAAAGAAGTACTGGTGATGAAATAATCCTCAATCAGTATTCAAAAGTAATTACGCAAACTAAACAATTCTTATCACTTGATGATATAGATTAGATAGTTTATATTTAATTATTATCATACCTGGTAATAAACTCCTGACCTGGTATCCTAATTAAAACTTGGGTATCAGGTCTTTTTAATTTATTGAAGTATTTATATGAAGATATGTTCCAAGTGCAATGTTAGTCAAGATGAAAAAGAATATTACACCTATTATCATTCAACACTAAAAAAGTTTTATACCAGACAGATTTGTTTAACTTGTATGAGAAAGCAATCAAAAGAATATAAATCCAAATTAAGACAACAAAAACAAATATTGGAACAAGTACCTCAACAAGAAAAGATAATCCAACCAGTGGTACAAGAATTAAAACAGGAGGTATTGGAAGGTCAACGTAGATGTACAATGTGTAATGAAATTAAAAATATAACAGAATATTATGTGAACAGACACCAATGTATTATTTGTGTAAGAGAATATGAATTAAGGGTAAGAACTGAAAAAAATACAAAATATAAAATGGAGAATGGTGGAAGTGAAAGGGTTAAACAAAAGCCAGGTGACTATACTGATATTTATCAAGAATCACAAGTAACAGAATTTCTAACATTGCTTGGTTGGAAACTAAATCCAAATGGTGTATGGAGCAAGAAAGGATTTAAAACAAAAGATAAGGTATGGGAAAAAACAATTAAGAAATATAAAAAACCAAATATTGGAAATTACCACGGTAGTGAAAGGTCACCAGTATATCTAAAAAGAGATGAGTTAGTTAAATTAAAAGAAAAAGGAATGACTTTACAGAAGATAGCAGATATTTATGGTATATCACCAGCAACAGCAATGAGAATTATAAATGATTTATATGACAAGAAATAAAGAACATATAGAACTTGGGTATTTTGATATACCTAAAGCTTATCCTGATTTTACAACTCAACAAAAAGTAAAAGTATGTAATAAAATTATTGATGTATTATTAACACACATTGATAAAAATTTAGATCCAACCATAAACCGAATTACATTTTTAGATGAAGTATTAGAAAGTAGTTTGATGACAAACG